TGATTAAAAACCAAAAACAAACCTCAAGGTTGGTTTTTGTTATCACCCCCCGAGTGGTCTATCTCGGGCGTCTGCCAGCGCTTCTGACAGTGGATCGGCCACGCGTGGTAACAGCGTTTGTATGGCCGGAGTTTGTGCCCGTGAATAAGTGTAGCTTTATTGATACCTGAACAAGGATTTGGTTTAGCCTTTATTCGTTTGGACTGGTACCTGAACAAGGATCTGGTTCATATTGGGAATGGTCACGATTGCATCTAGGGGAGGGTTCCGGAGATCCTTATCAACCGTGTACTTATCAAACTTTATTCCTTTTTTTCTCTAGCCATGGCTTCAGGTCAGAGTTTCTCGATTGCAACCGCCAGCCCACTAGTCGGCACCCTAGCTGACCCGGTGGGTGGTAAGATTGAGAAAAACAGCCTCTTTCGTCGTTACCGTGCTGGTGTCTACATGCAGATACCTGACCACGGTAACACCACTTCTCGAGCTCGGTCTATCTTTTATGAGATCGGTCGTAGCTCCATGTCGGCTAAGGTCTTGTTCGCAAGGCCCCCTGCCGCCTCCCTGCCTATCGATTGTTCGGTAGACATCAACGCCGCGGAGGCCTCGAACTTCGAGGGCACCGCGCGCCGTTACTCCAACTTCAGCCCCCAGTGGCTCAAGATGGACCTCGCGGGTATGGTCGAGCGTCTTGCAAAAGGTGTCGCCGGCTATTCCCTTTACCAAGGTGTCGATTCTGAGACCTTGCGTGGCGGCCAACCCCTACGGATCACCGCCCTCGGCACGCTCGACGCACCCCAGACTGCTTCGACCAACAGCGTGTTCATCCCGCGTACTATCGACACTGTGGGCAATGATCACGTTTTTGCCGTTTTGTGCGCCGCAGCCAACGGTGAAGGCGCATCCGTGGCCACCGATGTTGTCCGTCTAGACGGCAACACCAACCAGCCAATCGTGCCGGCTGTTGCCGGTAGCCCCTTCGCGACGGCCTGTGTTGAGGCCTTGCGTGTCTTGGGCGCTAATATGGAAGCCTCGGGTGCCGGCGACATTTTCGCCTACGCCTTAACTCGGGGTATCCATAGTGCCGTCTCAGTCGTCAGCCACACTGACGAAGGCGGCTTCATGCGAAACCTACTCCGCGCTGACCGGTTCCGTACCCCTTACGGTGGTATTAATGCTGGCCTGCGCGATTACCCCGCCCTCCCAGCTTTAGCTTCGACATCCGACGAAGCTGTATCGGCTTGGGTTGACGCGATCGCACTGAAGACAGCTGCTGCTGTCGGCCACTGTGATCCTCTAGTACCGGGCGACGGCGGTTGGTACCCGACTGTCTTCTCTTCGCAGACTGGTGAGCTCCTGCCTGCAGGCTCAGTCGGCGAAGAGCCCACTGATGCTGACGCTCGTTCCATCGGGCGTCAGATTGCCAGTGACCTGGGACGGTTTGCCCCCATATATATGGGCGCGCTGACCAAACTCTTTGGATTGCACACCAACTCAGGTGTTGCATCCGCGCATTTCTGCACTGTCGGTCCTCGCGCTCTGAGCCAGGACAACTCGGTGGACAGGCACTTGAAATTCAAGACTGTCGCCCCGTATTTCTGGGTTGAGCCTACGTCTCTACTAGCAGTTGATGCTTTTGGTACGTTGGCCGAGTCTGAGGGCTACGGTGCCAAAGTTACTCCGGGCCACACAGCCTCAGTCAACTGTTTTGAGCGATTCCGCTCGATGGCTAAGGGGCAGTCAGCAAATTGTGCGACTGTGGCCTTTAAAATGCGGACCGCCAGGACTAGCGGCCTAGTCTGCGCACTCGCTGCGGACCCAGCCGCTCTGGCCGATATCAAACTATACCAGTTTGATACTTCGTCCGTACTTCTGCCAGGTGACCAAGGTGAAGTGTTAGGAACTGTTTCCGATAAACATCGGGTGGCAGCCCCTCTCTCATCTTACCTGTGGTCACGTGGGCAGAGCTGTTTCCCCGCTCCGGCTGAGTTCACCAATATCAATGGTAACTACGGAGCCAAAGTTCGTGTCGTCACTTGGGATGACGACTTCAACGCTACTCTCTCTGACCTGCCGAACGATTCGGAAATGGAAGCCAGCCAGATTACCTGGCGGGTCTCCACTCCGGCCGGATTGCCGTCGGGTCCGACGAATAGCGGGGACCGTCACGCCAGGCGCGCCCGCTCACGTGCTGCAGCTGCACTATCTCAGGCTGTGGTACGCGCGCGCGCTTTTGGTATGGCCGCGTCCCCAACTATGGAGGTCAGTGAAGTCCCTCCAACCTTCGACGACGCGCCCGCTCCTTTCAAGGATGAGGCTGCGCAGGGTGGGCCGATCGACCCCGGGCGCACCACCACCACCGGGGAAGGTTCGGGCGTCGACCACGGTCGTGTTTCCGTAGGAGCACCGGTCCCACCTGTAGCTCACCTCGAGCCCCAGCGTGCGCCTCAGCTTCCCCAGCGTCTGGGAGGCCACTCTATGCCCGCCTACCAACCCCAGCCGGGCGGTGCGCCACCAACTACCCCACACGCCGGAAATCCGAACGCTGCCTCTTCTGCCGGCGTTCACCCATTCAACCCTTCTGCTGACCCTCTCCCCACCCCCCCTAGTTTCGTAACTGACGGCGCCGCAGCTGCTCCTGCGGCCCCGGCTTCATGAATAACGCTCGGGTTGCCGAGAGAGTTGCCGCAACCGGCTCTCTTGGTGTCTATTTAAGCAGGTTGCTCGATCCTCCTTGGGTCGATGTTGTTGTACGCCTCCCTTACGACCGGCAGATCTCTGCTGTGTATACTCCGACTTTCGGGGGTAAACGAGTCTCGGAACTCCAGCGTTCTGCCGCTGCTTTCCTCGTACCCGATTACCCCGTACAAACTCATTTGAGCGAGGCTGGATTACTAACTATTCTGAGTAATGTAATCCAGGAGCCCCCTCGTTCAATTCGTCAATTGGGCTCTACTTGGGCGCGCGACTCCAAGAGTACTACGCGCGCGTTTCCCCTCAAGTCTCACCCAGGCGCCACCAATAAAGTGAACGTCTTCCTGAGTGAAATACTTGCCGATTTGGCCGCTGAGTCACCTAACTTATACCTCTCAGCTTGCCAAACCCTAAGACATTTTACCGGCCGCATGTATAATGACCAGGCCGGCGGTGCAGTTTTGTATGGTGTAGGACTGTCATCGCGAGGTGTGCCCGACCCGTTCTGGGTCGCGTGCAAACTTATCACTGAGCCGCAGCTGGCAAAGGCGCTTACCGTCTTTATCAAAGCTGTCGGTGCCAACGGCTCTCGACTCGGCGCAATGCTTGTTGAGGCTAACACCTTACGCGGCAGGGACGTCGATCCCTGCGACCTCCTGGAAGAGGCTACATACCGTACCTCAGACCGGGTGAACAGCAAACTCGCCACCATCCCTGAAGATGTGTTGCGGCGGGCTTGCAAGGCGATATTCGCCGAAGAGATCACACACGGCCCTGACGGCACCCGTGTGGATTTCCCCACTCTGGAAGAGCATTGGGATGCTCGCTGGGGTTGGGCCGTCAATGGTTCCCATTCTGGACACGTCTCGCGCTTATACCCCCGCGCCCCGAAGCCCGAGGGGATGCTCCGCGAGCATCGTCGGGCTTGGCTCGAATCGGTAGAGTCAGACCCTCGGCCAGCCTGGGACGGGCACACTTTCGTTTCAGTTTCCCCGAAACTAGAGAGTGGTAAGACCCGTGCCATCTTCGCTTGTGACACCGTTAGCTATCTTGCCTTTGAGCATCTCTTAGCCCCGGTGGAGCGTAGGTGGCGCCACAAGAACGTCATCCTTGACCCCGGTAAGGGTGGACAAGTCGGGATGGCGTTCCGCACTCGCGCGGCGCGTGACCGAGCTGGAGTCAGCATGATGCTTGACTATGATGACTTCAATTCGCAGCACTCAACGAGATCGATGCAAATCGTTTTCGAAGAGTTGTGCCTCGCTACTGGATATCCCTCCCACCTGAGGGATAAGCTTCTCAGTTCTTTTGAGAAGTGCGAGATTTACCTCGGTAGTCGCAGGATCGGCTACTCTCGCGGGACACTTATGAGTGGCCATCGGGGTACTACGTTCATTAACTCGGTTTTAAACCGGGCCTATTTAATTGCCGTCCTCGGTGAGGATATTGTTAAGGACGCCACGACGTTGCACGTTGGCGACGACATCTATTTAGGTGTCCGCACATACCAGAGAGCAGGCCTCATATGTAACAAGCTGGCTGGGTCATCACTGCGTATGAACCCAATCAAGCAGTCCGTTGGTCACACTACGACCGAATTCTTGCGTAACGCCTCTTCGGGGAGGCACACGCTCGGCTACTTCGCCAGGGGGGTAGCCGGTATAATAGCTGGTAATTGGGCTAACGAAACCAAACTTAGCCCGTCAGAAGCTCTAACATCTATGTTGGCTTCCTGCCGCACCCTCATCAACCGCTCTGGCGTAGAGCGTCTGCCTCTGCTCCTTTTTAGGGGTATCGTCCGTATGACGAACCTCCCACGTAAGGACCACAGACTGCTCCGCGAGCTGATGCTGGGTATTTCGGCTCTCGACAACGGCCCCCAATTCCACCACGGGGGTTACTATAGGAGCGTCCCACTGCTTGTAGAATCAGTCGCTCCAGACCAATTTGGGTACTCGCCACTACCCACTGCCGCCACAGCGTCGTACCTGTCCAAGGTCGCCCAACCGCTGGAAGTGGCCACACTGACCCGGGCCGGGGTCTCTTTGACTGATCAAATGCAGGCGGCTAGCTTTAGTAAGAGCTTGCCCGCCCGCTACCAGTCACGAGTGACAGTACGGCTTGGACAGATGAGGCTTACGACCACGGTTGGAACCGCGTATGTGGTCGACCTGATCAAGCTGCCTCCGCCTAAAGGGGTATTACAGAGATACCCGCTACTCACGCTGGCTCGAAACCGTCTCGACGACTCGCTCGTCCGGTGGGCTGTCGGCCAGGCTGGGGGTGATCCAAACGCACTAGACTTGGATCTTGAAGCTTGGGGCGAATTCAAACACGGCTGCATCGTCGCGACACCACTGTCGTACAGCGATGCCGCCATGTACGGACACAGAACTAGTTGCTCAGTTCTGACCAGTCCGATCACTATGTACGTGTAGTTACTCTGAAACCCAGATGCGTCTGGCGCGTACCCGCCTGCTTAGCAGGCCTTATTCCTGGGCCCTACGGGGCCCTTTAGCA